GTAGTTCGTAATCTCCGATCATTGGGTGCTGCACACCTAATGCTCGTTTATAATCAATCTTCCCCGCTATTATTCCTATCGCATCGTCCCATGTTTTCGGGATGATCCTTGGTTCCGTATGTGTTTTTTCCATTTAAATACTCCGTTACTTGTTTGTTGGTTTGTAATGCCTCTCGTAGTTTCGAGAAGATCTTGTCGCGCTTACGAGCGACAGTTGTTTTTGGTATTCCTAGCACGTATTCAACCTCCCGTAGACTCATTTTTTCGTACACCAATGCGTTTAGAATCCATATTTCTATGTCTCCTAACGCATCGATCGAATCCATAAGGATTTCGTGTAATACTGATTTTTCTTCTGCCGATGTCGGCGGTTCAATGTGTGGTGCCGATTCCTGTACTGCCTGTATTATTGTGTCAGGCTGATTTTGGGATATCGGACTCGATTGGTCAAAGAGCCATAAGGCTCCAATCGGATCGCGTGAACTTTCGCGTCTACTCATCCGTCCATATTAGTGCGGCTGGAACGGCGTAGTATTCTTTTCCCTCTGGGAAGGAATCTATTTCCGCGTTTTTAAATAAGCCACGCAACCTAGTGAAAGGCAATGCGGCGCACCGATCATTTGATGAATCGTAAACAAATAGAACCACAGGGTGAGTTTTGTTCCACCATTTCAGCGACTCGTATTTGTCTAGTTTCACTTTCAAAATCTGGTCACTACCTAACCCTTGAACCTCCACTAATGCCTGAGATGTCAAATAGTCAGGGGTGTACCTGAGGTGCGGCGGTAGCATCGCCATGTTTATAGAGGGACGGTTAAGCCCGTAGCGGCAAAAATTTTGGTCGTAACGCTCTTCAAAGGCGCGCTCTGCTATGTCGCCCATTGTTTGTAAGCGTTTGGTAAACGACTGTTCCGAAAAGGTCACATTTTCACCGCACTCATGTAAACAACTTGCTTGTCATTCATGATGACTCCTGCTCTTTGCAAACCGTCTAAGGCGAGTTTGCAGTAGTTGTCGATGTCTCCCCGTAGAGGAGATACCCAACCTTCGGCTGGGGTTACTTTTACTAGCGTACCGTCATTGTCGAAAGTCAATTCGATAGACACGGGGCCGTCGAAGACGGGAGGGTCTTCTCCTACTGCGGTTATGTACGCTTTTTCTGCGTTAACCGTTTCAGCAGGGGTGTAAACCCTCCCGCCTCGCGACATGCGGGGACGACCTTTCGGTCTAGGTCGCCCCTGTACAACGAACGAGAAACTGTCGTCACCTGATGGTGGCTTGTGTTCTCGCTGCTTCGATGAGGTGTCGGAGTTGTCTGTCGGCATCTCTTCGTCCTTCAAATTTCGGCCCTTCTTCCCACCATGACCCCAACTTGGAGTCTAGGTCTTGCGTCCACCTAAGGATAGCAGAATTATCGTAGCCTGCTTCCCACATGGCTCGGGCGAAACGGTTTAAGAAACCGTGCCGACCTCGCCCTGCGCCTTCATTTTCCGTGTAGTAAGAAACGGGGCCATTCTCGTACATCCGTTTAGCCACTCCTCGCAACCGCATCCCGTCGACTTTCATCAACGGTTCCTTAGAGTACTCGCGTACAGGGGGAAGATTAGATACAGGCTCTTCGTAGAATCCTGCTGCTTCCTCCAACGCATCTAAGGTAACACGGGTGCGTTCGGCTTCGATAACGAAGTCGTGGTATTCCATCGGATAGCCATCTAGGTAAACTTCTTGGCGACCTTTGGGGCGTTTCCCCCCGTAAGGTAATCTCATGTAGTTTCCTGGAGGCCCGTCTAGGGACTCTTGCTTTGGATAAACAGCATCGTAAGGAACCTTACCCAACTGCAAGGCTGCCGTTAACGCTTGGCGCATGGTCGTTGGCGAAACCCAATCTTCCATGAACACCCAAACGTGACAGCCTTTGCTTCGGGATAGTTCTACCCATGCGGTAACACCCATCGCCTCAAGGATGATCGAAGCGTTTTCTGCGTGGATCATCGAGTCGTTGCCCTCGTCTATGTCGATGGCTCCCCAAAGACATTTCCACAGGTCAGGGTTCATTGACTCGTAATACCGTCTCCCTTTCGGGTCTTTTGTGTAACCACCCTGACCAACGGTTTCTTCCTCAGGGTCGTAAACCATCGGGTAGATCCCGATCATTTCGGTTCCTTGGATGTGTCTACCAAATAGGTCGTCTGTTACTTCCGCCCACTTGCATCCACCTTCGTCAGTTCCGTGTGCCCACGCGAAACCTTCAAAAAGATTCTTCATCGGGTTCGACATTGAAAGTCACCTGCTCCCATCTGATGCCTGCTTCTAATAGCCGACCGCTGGGATGAATTGTCAAGTTCACCTCTGCTTTTTGGCCTTCGCCTGCTTTGTTCTTCCATAAGCCTACACTAATTTCGTTTTCATAAGCGCGACGTACCTCTTCTTCAAGGTTGGTGTCGTCCCAACGTCTCCAAGTTTCTAACACGAAGTGGCTTTCGCTGGTTGAAGCAAACCGACCTGAGTCGATTCCTCCTGCTTGGCCTCGTGTGCCAGCCCCTCGACCTGATTGGTGAAGAACTACCCCGATAACACGCCAGTCAGAGATCAACTGTTTGAACGATTCGATTTTGGCTTGGACACTTGCAGCGTCACCAGAGCCTCCACCGCGAATCAATTCAAGGTAATCATAAACTAACACGTGAGGACGTTCGCCATTCCACAACTCTGTGGAAGCGATCCTCATCGCCTTATCAAGGTCATCTACAGACATCCCTGTAGATTCAAAATGCAGGTTCGATTCGCTTTCGATGATTTCGCTGGTACGTGTCCACGCTAGTTCATCTTCTCGAATGAGCCTATGCACCCAATCTTTCTGACCTATCTCAAGGCGCATCGCAGCGTAACGTCCCCAAAACATCGTTTCGGTTTCGTCAGGACTGACCCATAGGGTTCGATGGCCTCTGTTTTTTGCCACTAGGTTCATGCCTAGCATTGTTTTACCTGTATGCGTTTTACCAATAAGGGTAACTAACTGTCCTGGCCGCGCTCCACCTAATGTAGCATCATCAAAAGCACGTATCCCGAACCGCCATTCACCTCCTACGCGAAGGTCATGGCGCATACGTTGTATCTGGTCACGTTTGGGCGTGAACAAGCGTTTCAGGTCACCTGCGGAGATACTTTCCGCAGAACCCGCGGGGGCGGGGGTTTCCTTATCGGAAACACCCCGCCCCACTAGACGCTTGGCAGCCTCTAGGTCAAGCCGTTCAGGCATTGACTTGGTTTAACCATCCCTGAGGATCAATCGGCTCTGGCCGATCGCCCCAGTTGAATGTAGTGTTGTTTACAAGCCCACCGTAATAGCCGCTCTTATTAGCGACAGGATGGTTGCCTTCTCCTTGGGCAAGGAAGGGTACGCCCGCTTCATCGAGGGATACGCCTTTCTTAATCTTGAAGTCACCTAAACCGCATTTACCATTTTTGGTAACGGGGATGTCTCGGCCACGCATTGCTTCAGCCCAGTAATCAGCAGGGAACTGCCGACTGCCAGCCGCAAACATCTTACGTACCGCTTGATTATCCATGAAGAATGAATCCTTGGATGCGTAAGCAATTCCGTTGGATCGTTCGGCCATGAATAACCGTTGAACGAGTGTGTACTCGTCATCATCTATGTACATAGATTGTCCCTTAGCGTAAGTACGCGGGGCAGCGGCTTGTACCGCTACCGCTTCAGGGAATGCTTCTTTAAGCGTAGACACCGCTGTTTCGGTTGCCTCTTGGACAACGCCTTCAACGAGGCTCGCTTTCAAAGCAGGCAACGCAGCCGCTAATGCTTTTGCGTTTTCGACAGCCATTGTGACTGCGACCCCTCCCTCACCATTCGCAATTTCTGCGATAGCAAGTTCAGTTCCTGCTTTAAGAAGCACCTGTGCTTCGATTGAAGCCCGCTCTTGCGGACTCATGGGTTTAAATGCCATTATGATTTCCTTCCATTGTGGCTCCCTTACAAGCATGCCAGTTGGCACACCATTTCTCAGAACACCACCATCCGTCATCACCCATCACCCACGGAGCGGGTGGTTGAGCCTCAACGTAATGGCAGATGCCTAAGACCTTTTGACGAAGCCACTCAAAGTGGCGTTCGTCACGAACTAGATTCATACGCCCCACACCCTTCGGGTGCATGATCGCATAACTGAAGTTTTCGATTCCCATAGCATAGCAGTAAGCGATGCTCTGGACATCCCAACGCTCGTATTGCCAAGCGTTACGGGTGTAATCGTTCTTTGGGAACTTCCAGTCCCACAAGCGATCCTTCTCAACAAGGTCGATGGTTCCTCGTATGCGAACTACTCGTTCTTCGTCCTCATGCAAGAGAACGTCGAAGTCTTTCTCGACTTCAATCGGACGCAACTCAGGGTAAACCTCGTCGTACCATGATTTAACCTTGGCCAAACCGACCGCGGTGGCCGTCTCAATCGAGTAAGAAGCCCATACGTCTATCGTTGGGATAGCGTCCTCCCACCAGTACAGGAACGCCGACTGTGCGTCTTCGAGCGACATCTCTGTCACTCCGTCAATCTTCGCATTCAACACATCTTCCGCAGCAGAATGGCATGCCGTCCCTAAGGTGGCAGCATCCTTCACGGGTTCTTCGCGTACAGACCAAATGTCATTCCTGAATCTCTCCAAGCACATGTCTGACGTTTTAATGCTGGACTGCCGAACCCAAGTGTGAACCCACCTGCCATCAGCGTCTTTGTGTATCGGGTAGTGCATTTTTTTCTCCTGTTCGTTAATGCCTAGTACCGCCCCCCTCCTCTTTGAGGAGGAGGGGGGCGTGACTAAGTACCCCTCGACCTTACTCTGCAAAATTCTACATGCAGGTTACAATCGGATGTCTTTTGTTACAATCCTGTTACAATTGTTACAGTTCCGTGTGATTCATCTTAATTATCGGTCGCGGATCTTCGCCCCCGTCGATAACGAAGTCGTGATAGTCCATGTTCATCGGGAAAGCCTGTAACGCAATCGAAGCGTCAGCCGTGATGAGCGATGTCCGTACCCTTAACCCCATCGTCGCAGCGTTACGGTATAAGTTGGTTCTAAACGATACCAAAGATTTCGTATGGAAATCTTCTCCCTGTTTCAACAACCATACACGGCCATCAAGCCACGTATCCCACGGGTATTTTCTTGCATTTCGCCCCTTGTTTGTAGGCGGCATACTTTCCAGTATCTGAGCCATTATTTGCTACCTTCCATTTCTGCTTGTCTTTGTTTTTCTGCTTTGGCTTTTGCCAAACCCCTATGTGAACGCGCTTCAGCCATTTTCAGGTCTTTATGCGGGTTGGCATCAGGCCAACCATCGTAAAGAACTGACCACACGAGCATCAAAGAGTCTTTACGCTCTTGGATAACTGCCCTGCCGTAAGGAGTGTCACCAAAATCGTCGCCCCAAAATCTACCTACCGCAGACTTGAAGTTCGGATAGTCGATGCTTTCACCTACATCCACAAGGTACTTAACCCATTGCTCGTTGTCTATCCACACCCGATGCTTGTAATCGGTTCCCGAATGGGAGTCGATCTCCCCATCGGCATCGCCGATGCGCTGCAACAGCAACTCTAATGAACGGGTATCTCTTGCCCGAACAATCATTCGCTGTTGACGCTCATCGTATTTATCTTTCACGGCTGAGAAAAAGCCGTCCTCTGTTACTACCCACATAATGCTCCTATTTGTATTCCATGTTTGCGCCACAATTAAGGCAATGCTTATCGCTGGATACTAAGGCTTTTTTGCCCATGAACCAGCCGCAAGCAACACACTTAACCATGTGGCGAGTTTTGTTTTTTTCTTCCTTAACCACGCGCTCTCCTATACTCTTCTAATGTCATTGTCTCTGGCGTTTTACCTTTCAACGCAGTCCGAATGTCCATTGGTTTCGGTCTGCGCTTCTCCTCCCGCTTTGCAGCGAAATCTTTCTGTGCCTGAAGGCACTTAACACAATGGCACCAACCTTGTTGGTAAGCCTGTAAACCGTGTTTGATTAAATGTTTTGGTTTGTATCCCTTTGGCACACCTATCCTCCTTAAAAAGGGGTGCGAGGAGGATAAACCTCCCCGCACCATGTTGAACCGCTCGACCAACAAGCGGAGGGAACTTGATGGGAGCAGGCTCAACGGCCTGCCCCCAGTCTACTAGATGGATACTAACTCACGCAAGTATTGTTCTGCTGCATCAGCAATCGGGGTTTTCCCATCCAACGACTTAGCCAACGCTTTCTGCGAAGACTCTTCCGTGGACTTGTAACCCTGATTTATTCGATGCTGTTCCGCTCCTTGGAAAGCATTAAACGCTAACCATAAGGAACCAGTAGGCATACCCCACTTTTGTGTACCGAAGCGACTCATCTCTTCGTTCCATGCATTAACAACCGACCCTCGCTTACGAGCAATCGAAGTCTGCAAACGAGACGACGCATCTTCCTCGGGCAACGGGATGATCTCATCCAACATACGTTGAAACATCGCTCTATCTGCATCATACATGCTTAATTCCTCTGCGAACAGAGCAAGTTCTCTCGCTTGATACATGGATTGTTCCAACACATCTGAACGCATCGTCAAGATGTTGTCATGGTTTCGTGTGGCTTTAACCCCAACGATTGAACCCTTATGCCCTAACATGTTTTCACATGAAATTCGACGCTGGATCGGAATGACTTCCGT